TAACGCTCCGTTACCTAATTTGGTTATTTCGCCCAAAGCGTTCTGAATATAGATAGATAAATCTTGTTGATTTGTTAATACTGCACCTGTGTTAACTTCTACCTTTTGCACAACTACTGGTGCTGCTACTGCGGCAGATGTAGTTGCACTAGATGGCATACCGCCACTTGGCACTGCATATCGACCTATACCTGCTGCAAAATCATCTGCCATTTTTTGTAATCTTGCGGACATACCAGCCATAGCTGCTGCTCCGCTTGCAGTATTACCCATAGCGATTGATTGTTCATAGAGATTCTTAAAGATTTGATCGTACTTGCTAGGCAAAGTATTAAGGGCATTAGCGGCATTATTAGCACCCTCAGCCAATAGATCCGCAGCTGACTTGGCATTTAATTCTGCATTGTATTTCTTAGCCAGGGCTTCGTTATTATCTAATATGGCTAACTTGGACTGAATGCGTAGTTTTGTCTCAGCATCTGTGGCTTCGCCTAACGCCTTCATTAAACCTATGCGTTCAACATCAAACTTTTCTGATAGTTTGTCTACCTCGGTTTGCTTCTTATTCTTTGCATCTAATAAGGCTAATTCTCTTTTTTTCTGCTCTGCCAATTTATTTTCTAGACGTAGTTGTTGGCCAAATATACGAGCCGATGCACGGCCTTGTTTGTTGTCTGGTGCGTTAGCGCTTCTAGCATTACCTGCAAGACTTACGGCTCTTTGCAAGGCTAATCCGCCTGGCTGTAAACGTATTAATAAATCACCCAAACCGCCAGAAGTTACTTTTCTTGCCAAACCATCTAACTTGCTTATTAATAAACCTACGCCATAAATTGCATCACTTGTTGATTTGGCAAAGGTATCCATTTGATCGGCAGCATCTTCTATACTTCTATCTTTGCCTAATAAACTTATAGCATCTAATAAACCTTTGCCTATTTCTTCTTTAGCATCTTCCGTGGCAACTTTAAGTAGATCCATTTTGCCAGCATAAGTAGTTAATCTAGCCTGTGCTTGCCCAGCAAATTTTCTGTTTAACTCACCTAAAATCTTATCCATATCGCCAGTTTTTAAGGTGGCTTTGCTAAGTCCTGCGCCTAATCTAGTTAATCCTGTTGTGTTGCCCGAAAATCCACGAGTTAAGGCTGCGCTAACCTCTGTTAAGGATCGACCCGTGGCTGCGCTTACATTTAATGCAGTATTTAACGCTTCTTGGCTTTTAGTAATTGATCCTGTAGCTGTGAGTAATTGCTGGAATGCTGGGCGTAGTTGGTCATCTAATACGCCAGTAATTCTCTGTAAATTAGCTATGTAATCCTCAACGGCTGGTGCGCTAAACGCAAAGCCAGTATTACGTAACTGCACCTCTAGGGCTTTGGCTGCCTTCTCATCGGCTGCAAAGGCTTGTACTGCTCGCTTGCTAAATTGGAATAATTGTTGAGCACCAAATACTCCAGCAAAAGTTTTGCCTAGTTTATTGACTTGCTTATCAAAGGCTGATATCTCTTTTTTGCCTTTATTAAGTGCTTTACCATTCCAGGTGGCTATTGCCGAGACTACTACATTGGCCATTATGCTGCTCTCTTAATATCTGTTGATTTGTTAAATTTAATAGCCGTTGCGTTAATTGCCCCTAGTATTGATTGATAAATCTTGCCACTATCTTGCGCCCAGGCCTTATAGATTAAGCGGCCTTTGGTTTTACGGCCACCGCCACGTACACCTTTAATTTTTGGCTGTGAGGTTAATCCTGGTAATGCAGTAACAAATTGATAGCCAGCAAACGGGTTATTCGATGCGTACTCTTTAGTAGATTTATTGTAAGTGTATTCACGTGCTTTGGCTTTGCCTTCAAATCCTTGCACTTTGCCAAAAGTTGTGCCAGGCAAACTTGGGTCTATCTTTTGGAATGGTGCACGGCCTTGTGGATTTTTGCGGCCAGAAGTTTCATATATGCGACCTGGTGCGCTTACGTTGTAAACATAGTTGCTAACTTTGAATCCATTTTTGAATGTGCGATTATCACCAGCATTGTACCCAATACCAGCTTTAACTGTGCCAGCATCATATTTAGGAAATGGGCGATAGTTAATGTTTGGATTTGGCTCTTTAGTCCAGCCAGATAATACCTCAGAGTTATTGGGCACAAATCCTCTAGCCTTAATTGCCACACCACGCATTAAAGGATCAATAGCAGTTTTAATGCGATCTTGTAAATCTTTGTCAATAAACTTTAGGCCTGAAAGGACATCCTTAACGCCTACGACTTCTGCTGGCATTTCGAATCTCCTTAGCTCTATCGGTTAGCACTTGTATGATTGCTCCATACATTTCGCTATCCATATCAATAAATTCTCTAGGCGGTATTCCAGTCTCTACGCTCAACTGTGCGATGCTGTAAAGGATCGAATCCCGCTGTATTATTTTTTTTCGTCGTCTAATACCTCGACAGTGTCTAGGCTGTCAATAAACTCAATTCCCCACAAAGGTATCTGAGCGCCAGCCCTGCGTAAGCATTCATAAGCCAACCAAAATATCTCGGTTTGCCTTTCGTGCTCACGCAAGACTTTGCTAATACCTGATCCATACTTCAATTCGAAAGCGTACTCGACACCTGGTGTTATCTTGTGCTCTGATACTTCACCATTAGCCCTTGTTATCTTTAGCTTTGCCATTACTACTCCTTAGTTAGAATGCCACCGATGATGACACTGTGATTGCGGAGTTTACTGTAAATGTGATAGATGAGGTAGCAACTTCGGCTACGCCACCTTGACCGATTGGGGTCAAGTTATTTACAAGTATTGAGAATTGGTAAGTTGGGTTTGTAGCTGATACGGCAGTACCTTTAACAGTGATTACTGATACTGATAAAGTCTTGCCAAAGGCTGCGCTCAGTGTCTCGTTGACCTGAGATGCTGCCCAGTCATTGATAAAGTCAATAGTGAATGTGCCTGATTGCAAGCCCGCTACATAGCGGTGTGCCTGATCACCCATACTTGTGATCTCCAGTTCATCCACGATCTGATTGATTACGGCATTAGTTACGTATGAGCTAATGTCGATAGATGGTGTGGTTGGCGCAGCATTGGTAGCCAACTTAACACCTACGTTATTATTTAGATAAATTGCCATACTTATTCCTCGTCTTTCTTAGTTTGTGCAGTTGGTTTTGGTGCGCTTGCTAATTGGCCTGTCTTTTTTAGAAAGGCTAAGTCTTCTTCGTGTGTGCTCATTTTAACTCCAGCTCGTTAGGATTGATACTGTTATTTCTGACGTTAATAAATCTCCACTAGCTGCGTTAGTTATAGCTGGAGCGGAGACACTTGATATATTGTAAACCAGGGTAGATGCCGCTAGTTTAGTTACTACTGCCACAATAAAATCTTCTATACCTTTTAGGTTGCCTTGATTGTCAAATGCAGGTGTGGTTACTAAAATCTTAAAATTAGCCAGAGGTGCTATACCTGTTTGGCTATTATTGTTTGGCTCGATATATGGATCGCTAGGAGTTACCACTACGCTGTTAGCCAATAAAGTTGCAGGTGGAAAGGCAAAGGTTGACCATACGCCATTGTTTGTTAAGGCGGTTGCCAGTGTTGTCCGCAGTGTGGTTATTGCTGCCATTAGCCGACCAAAGATGCTGGCGCTGAATAAGGCTGGATGAGACCACGCACTCGGTTAATCAGCTGATAACCCATCCGATAAGGGCTGGCACTGATCCCATCCATACCTACCCCACCAGTCTGGCTCACTTGACGTGCTTGCCAGATATCTACGGCAATAATCATCGCCGCTTCCCGAATAGCGGGGGTTTGCGCATAATCGACTTCTTTAGTGTCTTGTCCAGATGCTTTACCACTTGGAATAATGCGATGGAATGGATCGTCTGCGTGTACTTTTGCAAATTGAATAAAAGAATATCCGTTAGGGAATGAATAGTTAGTAAAAAATGACCAGAATGCAGTGCTAATACTGACTGGAATTGTTATGCCAGGTATTGTGCCAGTGATTGTGTGCTGACCACCATAAATGTTTCCGCAGCCTTCTATGGCTACGCTTTGGCCTTTAACAAATATACCTGGGTTTGCTAATACTAATGTGGCGACATTGTTTTGTAATCCAGCGGCCACTACTGGTGCATCGTTATACCATAAATACTGATTTAATAAATCTTCTGCCGATTGGCAGACCTCTTCCACCACAGCGTCAGAATAGAGAGAGCCAATTCCAAGATTAGCTCTTAGTTCAGCTTTGGTAACAAAAACTGCTGGCACTCTCTACTCCTTTGCTAATAGCTCTCTGGGGCTAGGGCTACTAAACCCCAGAGATTACTGATTGTGTTCGATTAAGGTTGTGCTGCGAACTTGATGATTCCGTATGGCATCTTGGCGATTGTTGCCATAAAGCCATAGATTGCAACCTGTACCTGTAGGTTAGATACCACGTTAACAGACATATAAGCCTGTGGTGAGCGGTATACAGTAAATGCCTCTGGTGCAAGAATGATTGCTGAGTTGTCATCAAATGCAGTTTGTGTGAAGTTCTTGTCTACGTATAGATCAAGTCCAGTCACTGAACCACGGATTGAAGATGGGCGTACATCTCCAGCAGCGTTCATTGGTTGAATTGCATTGTAGATTGGTCGGCCAGTGTTATCTAGTGCGCCAATTAATGCTTGCCATTGTGCTGGGTTAGCGATGTAGTTCTGTGCAAAGTAACCAGTGTTCTTGTAAACAGCTGCGGCTGATTGTGCTGAGTAAGCAACAATTCCGTCGCTATCTGCTGTTACTGCTGATGCTGATGTACCTGCTGCTAACAAAGCAGTTAATACTGCTGTGTCAATAGTTGTCAAATATGCGTTTTGTAGCTGTTGTGTTAGCTCTGCATAGAAGTTAGGGTCTGAACGCTCTAGTAATTCTACTGAGAGTGTGTTCATACCTGAGTACTTAGATACTGTACCTGTTAGGTAAGCAGTCTCCATACCTGTATTAGCAACTGCTCCAGCTTCTGCCTCAACAGTTACAACTGGTGCTACACCTGTGCCGCCACCTGCTGAAGTAACCAAAGATGGTACTGAGATGGTCATACCGCTTGCAGGTAGTGTGCCTTGTGAGCAAGCATCGATTGCTGGTGTACCAAAACGTGTGTTTGTAACAAACTCAGTTAGGTATTGTGTTGGGTTAAATGCTGGGTTAGTTGTGAATGAGTCATCTGCTGCTGCAATAAACAGTTTTGATTCATCTGATCCTAATGCAGCCTTAATCTTGTGCTCTGTGTACTTTGCCATCGAATCGATAGGTGTACGTACACGTGTCTGAATTAATGGTGCTGTAATTACTGGGCGTGCAGCTTCTACTGTAGGAGTAGCAGCCTCTGCCTTTGCTTCTTGTGGCGCTGTTGCTAAATCTTCCACAGGAGCCTCGCTTTCTTTAGTTTCGATTGGTGTCTCTGCTTCGCTTTCGCTTGCAGCAACTTTAGTTACTTGCGCAGCACTAAATGCTGGCGATTCGACTAGGCTAACCTCACGTAGAGTTGCACTAGTTACATATAGGTAATCTTTTTTCTGTACAGACTTGTTTACATCTACGCCTACTGATAATCCGTCGATTAATTGCTCACCTGCAAGGATTAAAGCATCTTGACCTTGCATCGATGCACTGATCTTGAATGATGCATAGATACCATCTTCTGCTTGATTAAACTTTTGCATACGGCCTATTGGCTTTTCTGGTCTGTGCTGCATAAGCATCTTGACCTTGCCTGGATCGCCTATATCGATTGATCCTTTAGCAAATACCACCTTACCGACAGAAGTATTGCCCACTTCTTCGAATGGCACGATCTTGCCAGCGATAACCCTGCGCTCTGTATCGGCAGCTTCTACCTGGCTACTGAATGTAAGTATCATCTTCTACTTCTCTTCCGTTAGGTGTTAGGTCTTCCATTTCTTTCGCATCATCCACATCAATTAAACCTAGTTGCAAC